CTCATCATATAACTTATTAATCTTTTCTATCCTATCCTTCTTAGGAGTAGCACCTTCATACTGACATGACTTACATGTGCCAGGTGTACAGATAGTACCATCTATATCAAAGCAGTATCTCATATATAAACACTATAATTAATGTAACCTTTCTTATGTCTATTATTATTCTTAGACACATGCAACATTTTAGCATGTTCTGGTAGATAAAGATACTCTATAGCAGAATCCTCAAGAGTTCTTACAGCATCATCAATAGTCTCCACCATAGTATCACCAGATAAATTAAAAGAAGTGTTCAATAAAATAGGTACACCTGTTCTCTTATAAAACTCTTCAATCAAATCATAATAACTTTCATTCTGTTCTCTAGTTAAAGTTTGTACCCTACATGTACCATCATGAACAAGAGAAGGTATAATATCTTTCTTATCATCAAGAACCTCAACAGCATACATCATATAAGGACTATCATTCATACCTTGCATATCAAACCATTCATGTACATGTTCTTGAAGAATAGTACCAGCAAAAGGTCTAAAAGGTTCTCTACCTTTTAATTTATTAACAATCTCTTTAGCATCAGGTATGGTAGGATCAAATAGAAGAGATCTATTACCCAATGCTCTTGGTCCTTGCTCTGATCTTCCTTGAAATATTGTTACTGCTTTTCCATTCTGTATGATATCTATTACTTCACCTACAGTAGTAGGTTGTGCATCTACAGGTACATTATATTTCCTAGGTGGTCCCAAATATAATTCATTAAGAGGATTGATATCCATTGACCCCCATCTCTTACGCCATTCATACATCCCCATACCAATAGATGTTCCTGCATCATGTGAAATAGGTTCAACAAATAGATTACAATCAATATCTTTTAAGTACTTATAATTACCAACACAATTTAAAGCACATCCACCAGATAAAACAACATTATTACATCCCGATATTTCTATTGCATTTTTAATCAAAGCAATCATATAATCTTCAAAGTCTTTTTGACATCTCCAAGCAAGATTACAAAGATTCTGAAACTTTACTGTGGGATCATTCACTGTTTTAAAAATAGGAACTCTACGAATATAATCATATGGTTTTAACTTTGCACCACATGGTCCTCTTTCAAACAGATCTTCATCTATTTTACCATCAACGACAAAAGGTTTAATATTAGGATCATCATGACCATAAGGAGCAAGACCCATCACAGTACCACAACCAAGATTACCAAACCCTAAGTAATCAGCAACACCAGAGTATACAAATCCAATACCAATCGTAGGATCAGTAAGATTGTGTGAATCTCTTTTATTATACCAAGGGACTGCTTTCTGATGTAATTTTTCAAATGAAGCAGGATATGATGCTCTATAAATTGTCTCTACCTCATTAGCACAATCATGTACCCAAGCACCAGCACCATCAACAATTACACATACTGCCTCTTCAAATCCAGAATTATAAAATCCAAGTGCTGCATGATGTACATGATGTTCATCACTGCGATCAATATATCTAATATCTTCTTTCCTCAATACCTTACGAACTAATTCACATAACATATCTTCTTTAAATTTATCTTCATCTGATGCGTCAGAATAAAGAAGAGCAGTACTTAATATAATAGGATCTCTTGAATCAATATACTTACCAGCATCAACAATACAAAGACATGGTTTATCATCATACTTATTATGACTCAATCTTTCTTCTTCTAACATCCAATCTAACTTACCGTCCTTAAGATAACAAACGGATGCATTATGCCCTCTATTATATGCTAATGTTCTATTCTCAGTTACTGTTATAACTTTTCCAGAAAATATTTTATTATTTGAGAATGCCATCTACATCCTCCATTGTCAAAGTATATGTGCCAGGATTCTGGACTGCTATTGCTGCACATCTATTAGCAAAATTAATAGACTCTTCCATAGAAGGAAGTTGTATATAATAGAATACTAATGCTGCTAAGAATGTATCACCTGCACCAGTAACATCAAATGTCCTAGAAATAGGTACTGGGAACTGTTTCTTATTCCATAGAGCACCGTTAGCACCATGAGTCACAATCATACTCTCACCCTTAGGTATATGATCAGAGTCTAACAACTCAAACTCTTTCTTATTAATTTTATAAACAACATTATTATATTGTGTGGGTAACTTCTTCTTCTTAGTATCAACAAATATTTTAATACCTGGATTCTTAGGTGCTAATACATCAATCAAATTATTATCAACATATCCTTTATCATAATCAGAGATAACAACAGCATCATAATCAATATGCATTGCTGCCATGCGAAGTTCTGCCTCACGCAAAGGTTTTACCTCAGGTTCAGTATCAAGACGCATGATCTGTTGATTAGATCTATCATCAACATACCTTGTCTTAGTAATAGTCTCCCTATTAGTAAGAAAATTTACATTAATACCAAGAGACTTTAAATTCTCATGAACATTCGCTGCCATACCAGGAGCAGACTGCTTCTCTGAGTATTTTAATACAGGGATCGGTCCCTCAGGACTTAAACGATCACAAGATCCATACACCCACTCATCGGTGCAACTATCCCCGATCAATAATACATTGTATTGTCTTGCTAGTTGCATACTGTTCGATCCTATCGTAGAATTTTAGTTCGGCAGCCCAATAAGAACCAATGACTGATTTATCTTTCCAGTCAGAACCAACCACCATTATATCAGGTTTAACTGATTTTACCAATGCCTCAAGAGATTCATCACTATCAAAGTAATTCACCTCATCAACTGCTGATAAAGCAATGAGCATCAGTCCTCTATCAGTTTGATTATATATGGGACGAGTTGGTCCTTTCATCTCTCTAACTCTATTGTCAGTATCAATACCAACTACAACATAATCTCCAAGAGATTTTGCATAGTTTAATAAGGATATATGACCTGGATGTAAGAGATCAAATGTTCCATTAACAAATACTTTAGTCATTGATCAAGGTAATCATCTTACCATACTCAGGAAGATAAAGATACTCAATACCACTATTGGCAAGAGTATACACTGCATCTTCAAGTGTTTCGACCAAAGGTTCTCCACCCAAATTAAAGGAAGTATTAAAGATGATAGGGCAACCAGTCTGTTCAAAGAATTCCGTGATGATCTCATGATAAATTTTATTCTGTTCTTCAGTAACTGTTTGAATCCTACATGTACCATCAATATGAATAATAGCAGGGATCTTTTCTTCAACACCTGGTTTACAGTTAACTGCATACATCATATGAGGAGTCTCTTCTAGATCAACCATATCAAACCATTCATGAACATGATCCAATAGAATTGAACCAGCAAAAGGTCTGAAGTATTCACGATTCTTAATCGTATTAACATGATCTTTTCCTTTAGGATCAGTTGGATCATATAGAATAGATCTGTTACCAAGTGCTCTTGGTCCTGCTTCAGATCTACCTTGGAAGAGTGCAACAATATTCTTATCAGTGATAAGTTTAACTACATCCTTATGAGTAGCATCAACTACATCAGCACCCCAAGTATCAGCAGTATCTTGAATCTGTTCTAAAGTATAATCATACTTAGGTCCAAGATATAAACTATTATTTCCCCTAATAGTAGTATCACCTGTAATCTTATGATGATGATACAATGCTGCTCCTACTGATGTTCCTGCGTCACTAGATAAAGGTTCAACATATAGATTAATACCCTCATCTTTAAGTTGTTGTTTGAAATAATAATTTGCAACACAATTTAAACCATACCCACCAGACACAACTACATTAGGACAGTCAGTACTCTCAGCAGCAGTACGAATCAATTTTAACATCTGTTCTTGAGAATATTGTTGAATAGCATACGCCATATCTCTACGATTCTGCAGTCTAGTAAAATCAGCATCATCTATTTCAGGAGGAGTTAGAAGTTCTTTACATATTGTCTGATCTATAACAGCAGCATTAGGATAATAAGGTATAAAAAGATTCTTATTTGTAGGTCTATAGTCAGCATCTAGATCCATATCTGAGGAAATTATTGGTGGAATCCTATCATTTGGTTTCCCATAAGGAGAAAGACCCATTGTCTTCCCTGCTTCAATAGATTGCCATCCACAATAATTTGTAACTGCCTCATATGCTTTAACAATACCAACATGATCATCAAGAATTAAAAACATTCCAGTATCTTGCTCGTCATCCCATTCAGGTACACGATTTTTATCTACCATTCTTATAGAAGGTCCATTACCACCAGCATGTTTATAGATACAAGAAATAGTCTTACCATCCTCAGGATAATCACATCCATATATACTCTCAACTTCATAATGCCTAGCAATATCACCATCACTTAGATGAAAATCTAAAAAGGATCCAGCACCATCAACAATAACAGCACTAGCAGAATCAAATCCAGATCTATAAAAAGCACAAGCAGCATGAAGTTTATGATGGACTAATCCATAATCAATAATTTGTGGATGATTATCTGGATCTTCCTTGGGCGAAATTAAACCCAGTTTTCTAGCTAGTCCACCATATACATTCTCTCCACTATATTCTAAGCTTAATCCAGCATCTTTAATCAATTGTGTATGAGCAAGCACTAGATAATCTAACTTATCTGTATACTCCTTGACAAGCATAAGAGATCTAAGTGGAGCACCATCATATTTTACACGAGTTAATCTTTCTTCTTCTATATGAAGAACAATCTCACCATCTTTAAGTAAGCATACACTCGCATTATGTCCACGAGAAACTGCAGCAATCCATTGTGTCATGATCCAAATCCTTTAGTGTTATTTACAGTAGCAAAAGACCCAACAGAATGTGATGGATTATCACAACACTTATTAGGTTGCTCTACTTTTGATGCAACTTCCCCAGAATACTTTTTAGGCTTACCAAGTCTCTTTCTACAACTTGTAATAACTGCCTTAATATTATCCTGAGTCATTTCCATACAATCATCATTCATCATATCCTGATAATCCTCTGCTGTCAATCTAATAGGAGAAAAAGTTCTCTTACCCTCACCAATATCAATAATATCAAAAGTAGGATCATCTGGATATGAAATATTTACTGGGAATGTAGAACCAATAACACTAGTAACTGTAGTACCAACTGCCTTAGCAATATGCTGCCCAACACTATCACATCCTAAGAAATGATCTGCACACTCAATTAATCCTGCCCAAACTCTAATATCTGCATTAGGAACAGCACAAGGTATAGCATCCTTACTATCCTTAGCATCAATAGGAAACTGCATTTCACTCATAAGAATAACAGCATAATCTTTCCTCAAATTATGAATAATATCTACAATTTGACTCTGATGAAAACTCCTTGAAGTCTGATCTATAATATAATCTCCTTGAACAACTGCCCCTCTACCAAAAGGTTGAATAATAATAACCTTATCCTTACCACTTCCTGCTTTAATCTCTTCTATAACATTAATAGCACTAATTGCTTCGGTCTTAGACAACCTAACTCTTGGAGTAGGGAGTTCTCTCGGTTCTTCTAATCCATTAATCTCTATATCAAATGCCTGTGCAAGACTACATTTCTGATTATAGTAATGCCAAATTCTATATGGTTCTGGTGTTACACAGTCACGCATCTTAAGTTTGTCCTCAAACAAACCCTTGTGCCAGTTATCATAAGCATACTTATGTAAAACAGGATGACCTTTAAAGAAATTCATCCCACCTTCTGCTACGATAATAAAATCGTCATGGGACTCTGCGTATTTTTCTAGTGCAGGTATAGAGCAAATAACACGACCAGCACCACCATTAATAAAAAATGCTTTAGATCTCATAATAATTCTTCAACAAGTTATATAGTCACATAAAAAGAACTTGACATATCCTATCATAATCGGTAAACATACCCTTAGAATACCACTGACTGTGCAACAGATCAGCTTCATAAAGAATACATCTATTATACACCATTTCAAACTCTAATTCAACCTTCCAAGGGGAGTCTTCATGTAAACCATCCACCCAATCTCTACTCTTATCAGTATCATCTACATTAAAGTGATCTCTTACATATAAAGATTCAGTCCCAACTATATCTGGTGCATAAAGAGACATACAATCCTGATAAGAGTAGAGTCTTGTACCACCAACACATTCTTCTGGAGTATTTAAATATATGACAGATGCAAAAGTTATATCAACATTATCTTGATGTGGAATACCAGTACCCTTATCAAAAGTTTCAGCATTCATCACATTGCACATAAACCCTACCCTATTCCAGGCATCATCCCACGATTTTAAATTACCTAGTTTAGGTGATCTCCAAATAGGTTCATCTCTCCAACGACTGAACTGATCTTTTAATTGTTCTGCAACCCTAGGATCATCTTCAAATACCCGATGACCAGGAAGACCACTAATCAATCCAGGATGAGTTTCATTAGTTTTCTTTGGAGAATCTAAACAATATTGACGAACCTCATCAGGGTTCTTATAAAAATTATCTACAATTAATACATTTCTTTTTTCTGATCCAATATCAGAGACCAATGTAATATCAAATTCTTTATTAAGTTCAAACATTTTTTATAAAATCCTGTAGGACAAAAAAAATTCGGGATTTTTTTTCCCGAATTCTGGTAAATAAAAGTCGAATTTCCCTGAGGGATTATTTATTCTGGAAGAGGATTATATAATCCACCTTCATCATAGAGTGCAGATCGATCACCAACAATTAAACCACCTTGATTTGGTAATCCATTTGGTGTTTTAGGACTGTCATTTTCATCTTTACCTATCGCTACTTGATCAGGGTCCGCTGGCCATACAATCAAATAAGTTGCAGTACCAACACCTGCCCAGTCTTGTGGTAAATTCCTTAACTTAGTACGATAATCTAGCCAAGGTTGTACTAATGCCGCTGGCATATCAGATGTTTGAACTCTACTATCTGAATGAGTCAACAAATCGTTACGAGCCGCCCTGACATGATCCCATCCATAGAAGGCACTACCACCATAGGCTGACGCAGTAGGGTTATCATAAGCAAATACAGGAGTAGACCAGTTTCCAGTATTTTGATCTAGATAAAACTCATTTAGTTCAAAGACTTCTGTGAAATGAAATGGATCAGGAATAGTTGGATTAGGATCCGAAGAAGGTCCACATACAACTTCAATACGATCTGGCTTAGGATACTTTAATCCCCACCAAGCCAATGCATGTAAAGGATATTGCTCAACATCTAAAAGTGCAGTCGTTATCCCTAAAGCTACGGGTCTCTCTGCTCTCTTACTATCAGGGTCATATACATCATAGATATTTTTCTCATTTCCAATATAACCACGATTAGGTGCCGCAGCATCTTTATCATACCATTCTGTCATTAATTTAGCAGGGCCCTCATAAGTGGCAATACCCACATTGGTTGCATCCTGATTATCTTTATTCCATTCCGAAGGAACTGGAAATACAACTGTCTTAGTAATGTTTGCCATTTTTAGTAAGAATCCTCTTTGTTATTTATTGCCAGTAAGAGATGACTACTAGTCCAGCAGCACCAAATCCACCCCAGCAGCAACTTCCTTCAGTGTATGGTGAAAATCCAGCACCACCTGGGAAGAATGAATGCCCTTTACAACAACCATGGTGCTGTCCACCAGTACAGTTGTCAGAACCCATATGACTACCTGCTGCATAAGGTCCAACTCCACTGCCACTCATACCATAGTTATCAGTCATACAATACTGAACATTATGTCTTGATCCAGCAATTCCTTTAATTCCATGATCAGCACCACAGAAATGTACACATGTTTCAATACATGAATTACACTGTCTATGAACAGTACAAGAGTAACAACCACCTGAACACTGGTGCCATCCCCATGCTCCACCTGCTGCACAGAAGTTACTTAATCCACTACCATTTACATAAGAAGGACAACCTCGGCTTCCACAGCAGTTATTTCCACCATTAAATCCACAACAAGAACACCTACTACTGCTACCAGCACAAATAGTATATTGTGTACTTCCTGCAGTAAAGTTTCCTTTGTAAGCATGAAGTGTCTTAACAGCATAAGAACCAGAACCACCTACAACACCATTACCACAGCAAATGCCAGGAGATCCAGAACCTCCACCACCTGTTAATTCAAACCTAACAGTAGTTGTTAAAGCAGGAACAGTCCAGAGAATGCAACATCCACCTGCACATGCATCGTAATGATTTCCCTCATTGTTACTACACGCCCAAATCTGATGAGCAACGCCAGTAGAGACTCCCGTCACCTGTCCTGGACCGACACTATTCCCTAGAATAGCTTCGGTTCCGTTAATCTTTTTATAAGTTTGATAATTAGCCATTGCTGTACAAGACTTCCGTAATAGTATTTAGCAAAAATATAACAAAAAGGGAATGCTACCACTCCCACAGTCAATTAGATAGTAATGATTCTCCATCCTTGTGTTCCATCGAAGAACACTAGTTCAAATGCAGCACCTTCAGTAGATACTACTAGGTCAGCATTGGCACCCATGATTGGGTTACCATTTCTACCAATCGTTAATGAATTAGAATCAAATGAGTTAGTACTATCGAAGATTCTAATGCTATCACCTTTAACTGGAGCTGCAGGTAGAGTAGCAGTGAATGCGCTACTTGAAGTATTAGCAAACAATTGTTGTCTGTTTGCAAGAGTTACAGTAGAAGTTGCATCAACATTAGCGTAAGCACCTAGAGGCAACCAACTAGTACCATTATAGAATTCAAATCCATTTGCGTCAGTGTCGTAGCGAAGACCACCTTCATAGAGATTAACTCCAGTAGGTCTAGCAGTTTGAGCACCACGAGGAGGAACCAAAATACCAGCGGTATTATCCATCTTCGCACGAGTCAGGAATCCACGAACTGCTTTCTCTGTAGGACAAGCAGCATTAGAGTTTCCTCCCATTGTCTCATCGGATGAGAACTCACTAATAGATTCACCAATCTGACCACCAATCGCACCCAGTTTCAATGACTGTAGACCTGACAAGTTGAATGCTGATGCATCCAAAGTAGCAGCACCAGTCAACTGGTTGACCGAGAAGTATTCACCAACCCTAAAGTTACCACCTTGGTCAGTAGACACAAAGTAGATTCTAGCAGGTTGTACAACATTAGTTTCTTGACCTTGAGCAGATGTGTTCTCATCTACATTTGGATAGTTAGTAGAGGTTGTATTACCTGTACCAATTAGTAGGAAGTCATGACCTGTTAGTCTGATCTTAGAGAACTTACTCCTCATTACAAACCTTTGATTATCCATACCAATAGTAGGAGCATTTGCCCTACCTGGAGCAATCGTTACAGTTGCACGACCGTCATCAAGTGTAATAGCATCAATTGAAGTCCTACCAATACCACCACCACCAATGTAAGTGTGAATACCTGTGTAAGTTGATGGTACATTCTCAGTAGAACTATTCTTATTATTCAATACCTGAACTTCAAAATATGTGTTACCAACTCCAGAAACCTCAAGTGGAATATCAGCAGCAGGATCAGTTGCTCTTGGATATGCAGCAGATCCACCACCACCTACATTACACTCAAAGTGAAGTGATCCAGTCTTAATTCTTATGAAGTCACCGAATGTCAGATTATGAGCAGTAGTCGTAAAGACTGTCATAATACCTGTAACACCACTATAGGATGCGTCATATACATCACGCTTAGATGGAGCAACATAGGCAGACGATGTTCTAACAATATAAGAGTTAGCATCGGAGAATCCCATACCAACAGTCGTAATTCCAATAGAATCACCAACCGTTAATGTAGTTGTTAAACCAGTCACCTCCATCAAAATACCTTTCTGACCACCAATTGAATCAGAAGAAGATGCAAGCTCACTATAAGCTGTAGCACCAGCACCAACTGAATCAAATTCGATTGCCTCACCTGGCTTGAATACTGTAGTACCTACACCAACAGCAGCGTTAACTGGATTAAGTCCAGTGTTACCAAATCCAACAGCGTACTTGAAGTAAAGCTTATCAGCACTACTCTGATCATTAGTCAAAGTACCACGAGCACCTGAAACAGTACCACGAATTGTTGCACCAATAGAAAGCGTACCTACTGTTTGACCAGCAAGCAGAGCCATCTGATCACCGTAAATCCTACCAGGTCTTCCTACCTCATGAGTTGAATATCCAACTGCAAGAGCACCGTAAGTACCGTAAGAGTTGTTACTGGATAGAGAACGAATCTCAGCACCACCAGTAGAAATGTAACCGTATGCACAGTAGTAAGTGAAGCAGGATACAATCTCAGCAACAGCGTCATCTTCTAGATAAATTCCGACACCACCTGATTGTACATTGGTGAAGGAGTCAAACACCATTGACTTATAACCCTTACCTTCAGGGTTCTTATGGTGAACACCACCTTCTAGGTAGACACCAATTGCACCACCGTGGCCAGTGCCATCAGTAGGAGTATGTGAGAAGCATGTGCAGTCCTTAATATATGCAGATCTCTTAATAACTGACTCATTAGGGTTGAATCTTAGGTAGACACCACATGCAGTAGTACCAACACCAACCTTATTCTGGAACTTATCTGGGTTAAATGGATCGTTTACATCATAATCGAATCCTTCCATACCCCTCATAGTCAGACCCTGAATAGTTACAGCGTCAGAAACAAGGAACATTGTTGAACGACTGTTAGGCGTCAAACCATCAGTAGACAATCCAGAAGCAGGTCTAATTGTAGAACCTCTAAGAACATCACCTGCAATGGAGAAGTTCTTACCAAGTTTCATTGGCAACTGTTCATCAAATGTACCAGCAGATAGTTTCAGGATAACAGGAGCAGCGTCAACGATTACACCACCAGACACATAAGTGTGAGCAAAGGTTGAAACACCAACCATTGCAGTGAATGTATCAGCGTCATCAACTTTCTCTACACCAAAGAAGAAGTCTCCAGTCTTACCATTAGGGAAGATAGATGATGGACCTAAACCAGATGTACAAGTGAATGCTAATCCAGTTAGTTTAACCTCACCACCAGGGAATAATCCGTGACCAGTAGCAGTGATGGTACACATACCAGTGGGACCATCATAAACCGCACCTGCTACATCAAATGTTGGGTTAGTTGATGTACATGCAAAAGCAACAGTCTTGAATGCAGCATCAGGAGACTCACCAGAGTTAGTATCTTGACCCAATTCAGCGTCAACATAATAAATCTTGGTCATCTTACCAGTATATTGCCACTCAACTTCGTTACTATTACCTGCCTTCAAGAATGTACCAGCAGTACCGATACCTAGTCTTGTTGGACCAGTTGAGTTCCTAGTTAAAACATCACCCTTAGTTGTTAAGAGTGCTGCGCTATCTCCGATAGCAAATGCTTGCCATATAGTTGGATCAGTACCAGGAGTTGTTCCGTAGTTAGTAGAAGCAACTGAAATATATGCTGAAGATTGGAACTCAGTTATATCATTAATCTCATAATAAGTATCTGTAGTATAAGCACCTGTCCATGTAAATCCTCTATTTAACAGAGCCCAACCATTAATACCATCATCCTTAGTGGTACTACCAATACCTGTTGGTCGTTGTTGTGCCTCAATCTTTAATACATCAGCCTGGTATGTGTTACCACCAAACCTTACGATCTGACCTTTAGAGTATACTCCAGTAGGATTCCATGCCTCTTGACCACCTGTACCAATACCAAGGTTTAGGAATGACCAATCAGAATCTTGCTCATTAGGTTGTTTGTTTGATGGGTTAGTACTTATAGCTGTATAAGTAGACCCTTTCCACTCAACAATATCTCCTCTCTCATACCTTTCAGTAACAATATATGAACCTTTATTCTCGTATCCAGCAGAAAGCTGAGTAAAGTTTTGCTCTGGTGGGAAGAATGCATCAGAACCTGCACCATTAGTTCCAATACCAGGAACTCTCTGATCTGTTGGTGTCTGGAATGATGCTGTACAACGATACTCTCTTGGACCAAAGAGTGTAACATCGTTAACACCATAATAGGTGTCAGTAGAGTATGCACCTACAAAATTAAGACCTTCTTGATATAATTTCCAATTACCTGCAAGATCAGTACCTTCAAAGTTACTTGACAAACCAGTAGAAGTATGCTGATTCGTACAAATATACATGTTACCGCCTTCTTTGACGATATCATCTATAACATACGCAGTAGTGGCTGTCCAATCTCCTTTGGATTCAAAACCACCTGTATGAAGCTCCCAATAGGCAGCATCACTGGTAAAGTTTGCCGCAAGGGCTTGTGAGGTATGGTTACCTACGCAGACATACGAGTTCGCACCGAACCTAATAAGGTCATCGATGACATAAGCGGTGGATCCAACCCATGCATCACGCCAGTTGAACTTCAGTCTACCAAGTCTAAATTCTGCCATTTTTAGTGATCTCTATACAGGTCCAGAGTATGTGTGGGATCCGTTGACTTGGAGGACTAGATATCCTTCAGCGTCTAGGAAATAATTTAAGTTCCGCCTATCATAGCGAATCTGTTGATATTTATCTTGTGGATGATTGCTCACTGATTTTTGTTCAGTGGTTTCTGCCACATAATCAGAATAATCACCAAAGCCTTCTACCTGAGAACCATCTAATCTAAACGGATCAAAAGTCTCAGTAGTTGATGCAGTACTCACCTTAGTAAGGTGTAGCATGTCAGCATCATCACGCCTTAAGGCATAGACATAGTAGCCTTTAGAATCTTTGGGTTGAAAATGTGAATTGCTTAGGGATAGTGCCATTAGCTAACAATGCTCCAATAAGATCCGTTCCATAAAAGCATAACAGTAATAGAAGAAACATCCAAAATAAGAGGAGGATCCTCTAGATTTCCAATAGCATCCCTAAATTGATTCACAGCGTCAGTTAATATAACATTATTTATATGCCAGTTGTTTGCCGCATCATGGATCTCGATGCTATCTCCAATCGATAATCCTACAGTGGGCATCGAGAAAGTTAATTCTCCTCCAGTTGTATCAATAATATATCGTTTGTTAACAACAAATGCAGCAGATGCATTCTGATAGTTCCAAACTGGAACAGCACCAGAAGCAGCAGATGCAACGGTCTCGATATTATTACCACTTCTAATGTAAACCTTTTGGTCTACAATATTAACCGCCATCTCTCCGTCTTGGAGATCGGACAGACCTGGGATCTGTCCGATGGTAGTACTTCGTTTTGGCTTAATTGCAGTGGGCATTATCTAGTCAGATACGCTTCTAAGTTATTTATCAGAAGAAGGTTATGTAAAACCTCGTAAGTTTTCTAGTATATATTTGTATGCTTCTACTATATTACCTTCATCCTTTCGGAAAAGATCTTTATCATATCTCTCATGCGTCCCTTTCTTCCAGAGTCTCATGTTATCAGGAGATAATTCATCAGCCAAATATAAACCACCTTTACTATCATGCCCATACTCTAATTTAAAATCAACAACATCGATGTCCATCTTACCAAAGATCTCTTTGAAATGGAAGTTCATTTCTGTTGCTCTTCTTCTGAATGTATGAGGATCATATCCCATCAGACTAACCCTATCATCAGTAAGTAAAGGATCATCCTTCGCATCATCCTTAAGATTAAACTCTATAAGTGGTGGGTCAAGTACCATACCTTCTTTAATAGTAGTATCTCTAACCAAAGAACCTGTTGCTATATTCCTACAGATAACTTCCACTGGTATCATGTGCAGTTTCCTGCACAACATATGACTAGGAGATGGACAACTGATATAATGTGTACAAACTTTATCCTCAAAATATTTGAAGAACCATTCAGATATCTGACAACAAACAGTACCTTTATCTTCAGGGTAATCTACCCTCTTACCATTACCAGCAGTAACCTTATCATGATACTGTATAACGACTTGATCATCATTACCCTTAACATCAAAAACAGATTTTACTTTACCCCTGTAAATTAAAGCCATGTTTAATCTACTCTATCTAAATTAAAAGCTATAGAAATACGAGTCTCTTCACTACGATTTATATCAACTCTATGTGGAAGATAAGAAGGAAACAAAACAATATCTCCAGGTATAGGTTCTACAATCCTATTAGTATCCGTAGTAAACTCAGCTCGCTGAAATATATCCGTGTCCTCAAAAACTATAGAACAATTTTTCTCTTCTGGAATCTGTACCCATAAACATCCAGCTAATATACATCCAGGATGACTATGCTGAACATTATAACAATTAGTGTAGTTAAAATTAAACCACATATTACATAAGGACATAACATCTGCATTAAAAAGTATGTCATCATCATCACAATACGCTTCAAGAGTCTCCATGACATGCTCTGTGATTATATTTAAATAAGGTGCAAATGATTCCTCTAGAAAAAAATTATCAGGACTTTGATATCCACCATAATTACTCCGTTCATAAGTAGGATTTTTATATGAATAATCAATCATCCATTTAATCAATCCATCTTTATATGAATTAAAATTACTGTCTCGTGAAGTAAGAATCTTTACAGGGAAAAGATATTCTGGTGGATCTATTCTAATAGCCATTACTTACCTCCCCTACTATAAACACAATAATATCCCCGCAAATGTGGTTGTACATTATTAGTATAAAAGTATGTATCTTTTATTAAATCACATTTAAATTTAGGATAATATAAGTATTCTAATTCATCTTCATGGAAACGGTACGGACCATCAGGATCTTCAAAGTATGGATTGCATCTAATCTCATATGGACTCAACACTTTTAAAAGAATAGTAGTATCATCATGACTAATCCTATCAATCATATCAAAATAATTATCTCTTCTCTCATCATGATACAAATTATGTATTAATCCCCTATCTAAAATAACATCATACTTCTTATTCAATCTAGAGTTTAATGAATCATCAATAATAAAATTACTAATAAAATATTTTAACTGGTTCTGAATATCTGTTCCTGTCACATCATATCCCATATCCTCTAAGAAATATGCTTGAGATCCATTACCACATCCCAAATCTATAATAGATTTAACCTTAAAGTCAAATTCAAAAAAATCATGAAAATCTAAATCAAAATAATTACAATCCCAAGTATTCATGTAAACCTCTCAAAAAGATCTGCCGCATGATCATCCTCTCTTACTAATTTGTAGACCCAAATTCTTTCTAACAAAGTAATATGACGACATAATCTCATTCTACAACAAATCTCAACAAGACGCAACCTGGAGTCCTTGCTTAACATGTTCAATTGCCCTCGGTAAAAGATAATACTCTCTTCTTTGTATTGCTTTAGTAAGAGATCGAAGATCATCATCTGGAAGAATAGGAACTTCCTGCTGCATTATAATTTCTCCACCATCCAACTCTTCATTCACATAATGTACACTCACTCCAGTAACAAGATCACCACTCTCCAATGCTCTCTCTATTGCATGAAGTCCCTTGTACTTTGGGAGCATTGATGGATGTAAATTTATAATCCTATTAGGAAATGCATCAATCAATGTAGGAGATATTATTCTCATCCATCCTGCAAGAACAATAAGATCAACCTTCCATGCTTTCATTACATCAACTATCAATTCTTCATTCTTACTCTTAACATGTGTATGTGGTATCCCTAATTTATTTGCTCT